AAAATCCATACATCATGACAAAAATTGATGGAATTGGGTTTCGTAAATGTGATGATTTAGCACTGAAGTTAAAACCTGAACTAATTGATTCTACACAAAGACTTGTAGCTTTTATCCAATACTATTTCAAAGATCTAGGAGAAAGTAAAGGTCATACATGGTGTTCTGAAAAGATTTTAAGAGCAGCCATAAGTAATAACATATACGAGTGTTGTAATAAGGTTGATTGGTTATTAGAAAATAATGACTTTCTTCATATTGATAATGGTCGAATTGGTCTGAAATATTATTACGATATTGAGATGCAGATTTATCATTTGATTCTGAATAAATCTCAAATTGAAACAACAATCAATATTTCTGATGAAGCGATTGATAAAGCAATTAAACATGCGGAAGAAGAACAAGGATTTGATTATGTAGTAGAGCAGCTAGACACGATTCATAAGAGCTTACATAGAACTGTTAGTTTGATAACTGGAAAAGCAGGAACTGGTAAAACGTCAATAATGCGAGCAATTGTTAAGGCTTATATGGAGAATAATTATATGATGACAGCTTCGGCACTTTCAGCAATGGCAGCTCAAAGAATTACAGAAGCAACAGAATTTCCTGCAATGACTATTCATAGAACACTTGGATGCCAAGGTTTAAATGATTTTACATACAATAAAGACAATCATTTGATTACAGATGTTGCATTTCTCGATGAGGGAAGTATGGTTAATGCCAGTTTATTTTTACATTGGCTTGAGGCAATTGGAGATAATACAAGAATTATTATTTCAGGAGATCATAAACAGTTACCACCTATCGGATTTGGTAATGTGTTTTCAGATTTGATTGAAATGTTTGATGATTCAGTTGTGAGCAAGTTAGTAAAACCTATGAGACAGGCAGAAAAATCAGGTATTCTTGTTGATGCAAATAAGATTCGTGAGAATATAAATCCTATATCTGAGAAGTTACAGCCACGAATTATTCATGGCGAGTTACAGGATATGTATTATATGTTCCGTACAAATCGACAGTCATTATTTAATATTGCTGTTAAGACATTTATTAAATCTGTTGAATCAGATGGAATCGACAATGTGGTTATTGCAGTACCTCGTAGAAAAGATTGTTTGAATAGCACCAATGAAATTAATAAGGTTATTCAAAATGAATTACTTGGTGATGTTTTAGAGAGTATTGAAGGTTTTGATACAACTTTCAAACTTGGTGCAAAAGTCATGCAAACAGTTAATGATTATGACAAAAATGTATTTAATGGTGAGATTGGTTATGTGACAAAAATCAGTGAAAGATATGATGGTAAGAAAAAAGAAGAATATTGTGAAGTAACTTATACTGATATTTTTGGAAAAGATAAAATCATTGAGTACACGAAGAAAGAGTTAGCTGCTTTGGATCTTGCCTATGCCATGACAGTACATAAATTACAGGGTGCTGGTCGAAAGACGGTAATTGGTATTATTGATAATACACATCATCAGCTTCTTGACAACTGTATGCTTTACACATTGTTGACTAGAGCAAAGAAGAGATGTTTGTTATTAGCTGAACCAGAAGCATTTTTACAGTGTATTAGAACAAGTCATAACAATAGAAACACTTGGATGATGTTAGAAACAGAGAATAGTACAGTAGAAGAGTAATTTGAATTTCTGAAACGCCCTATTTATGGGCATTCCAGAAATTCAAAAAGCCAAGGAAGACGGATTTACTAAGGAGGTAAAATACATGAAATATAAAATCAGCAATGTATACATAAATGTAAATGGTGAAGATATTGCGGTTGGTGTTGTTCTTGGAGAAGAAGATAAACCACATTCTCCATTTAGAACAGAATATGTTACAAATTCAGAGTATGAAAGAGGGTTAAAAGAATTTCGATACGGTAAACAACAAATTGGAGATTGTGTTTATCATTGTATAACACAGTTTAAAAACTTTACTGCTACATGCCCAATAAAACAGAAGTGGATTGATGAATTAGAAAAAATGGGATACGACATATCAAAATTGAAATATGAAATTGCAGAGTAATCGACAGATTTATTAAGGAGGCGACAACAATGGCATATTGTCAGAGATGTGGCGAATATTGCCAAGACCATTATACATATTGTAAGAGATGTTATTTTGAACTTGGACAACCATTTGGGAAAGCGATAGAAAGACCTCACAAATGTAGAAAATGCGGTGGCACTATATATGGAAGATATAACTATTGTTTATCATGTGCTCAGAAAAAGGGTTTTATTAATAAATCAAATTATTAAAATAATAAAACAAGGATCGACAGTTTCTTGTAAAAATTAAGGGGGTTATAAAGAATATGGGTTGCCCAAGACCAGGAAAAGAATGCAATGAATTTATGTGTGGATATTCAGTAGAAGGTGTATGCCGTGAAGGATTAAAAGATTATAAAGTGATTACATTATGTGGTAGTACAAAATTTAAAGATGAGTTTATGAAAGTTCAAAAAGAACTTACCTTAAATGGTTATATTGTGATTTCAGTTGGGTGTTTTGGTCATTCAGGCGATGTATTTACAGATGAGCAAAAGATTATGTTAGATGATATGCACAAGAGAAAAATTGATATGGCAGATGAAATTTTTGTAATCAATGTCAATGGATATATTGGAAGCTCAACAAAATCTGAAATTGAATATGCTAAAGCACATAATAAGAAAGTAAATTATCTTGTTGATATCAACAGATAACAAGAAACCATTATTTCATATGAAGATTAAGAGAAAGTAGGAGGATTAAATGGGAACAATTACAATTTTACCAGAAACAACTAAGAACCCAATTACATTAATGGGTGCAAGAGCAGGTGTATGTTGGGGAGCAGATGTTTCTAATAATGAAAAGAATTACAAACGAGGTTTAGATTGCATAAAATCAAGACATGGACGTGTGATGGAATATGTTAATGTGGAAATGATTATTGACGGATATTCAGCAAAAGTTCTAAGGGAATATTACACACATATAGGTGGTTCACCAACAAGATTACAGGCAAGTACAAGATATATTAATTATTCTAAAGGGGAAGGTTTTACATATACAACTCCAAGCTCCATTAATAGTAATGGATATTATCTTGTATGGAATGAGCTAATGAAAAATATTAATGATACTATAAAAATGATGATTGATGGTGGAATACCTGTGGAAGATGCGACAATGGCATTACCATTAGCATATTCATCAAAAATGGTAGACAAGCGTAATCTTAGAAATTTTGTCGATATGAGCAGACAAAGAATGTGTAGCAGAGCTTATTGGGAATACAGAGAATTATTCAAAGACATTTGCAATGCATTAAGAGAATATTCAGATGAATGGAAGTGGATTGTAGATAATCTTTTTCATGCAAAATGTGATGAGGTTGGATATTGTACAGAAAGTAATTCTTGTGGTAGAAAACCTAAGAGACAATAAATGTTCATTTCATAGGAGATGATTAAAACGAGAAATCCAAATAGATTATATAACTTTTACAACGAAGTAACCCGATTGCATATGACATACTTTCCTGATTGGAGAGCAGGTCAGTTTTGGATGAACTTTTTAGGTTGGGTACAGAACGAAAAGAAGTGTGATCCGTTCTTTCCAGAGGAATCAGAAATGCTTACATATTTAAAAGAATATTGCGAGAAAAGGAAGAAATAAATGAATAAATTTGATATTGCATCTAGGGTTGAAGAACTCAATAAAGCTTCCAAAGCTTATTATAATACTGGGCAGCCTATTATGAGTGATGCTGAGTTTGATAATAAGCTTGAAGAATTAAGACAGTGGGAAGAAGAGACTGGCATTGTGTTATCTAACAGTCCAACACATAACGTTGGTGCAACAGTATTAGACAATATAAAAGAAGTTACTCATAAAACACAAATGCTTTCACTTGAAAAGTGCCACAGTACAGAAGAGATTGTTAAATTTGCAAATAATCATAATCTTGTGGCTTCTGTAAAGTTCGATGGTTTAACTGTACGTCTTACTTATAAAGATGGTGATTTAATTTTGGCAGAATCAAGGGGAAATGGTGTAGTTGGATCTGATGTGACAGAACACGTTAAACAGTTTACTAATGTTCCATTACATATTAATAAGGAAGGAACTTATATAATTGATGGTGAAGCATTAATTAAATTAGATGATTTTGCAGAGATTAACAAAAACGGAGAATATAAGAATAGCCGTAATTTAGCAGCAGGCACATTATCAAGTCTCGATACATCAGTTGTAAAAGATAGAAAATTATCTTGGTATGCTTGGGAAGTCGTTGAAGGAGATAGTGATAATTCATTCTACAAAAGATTATTAAATGCTCAGAATTTAGGATTCGATATAGTTCCGTGCTATAATATTACAATAAATGAATTTAATCAGTTACAGATACATATTGATAATTTTATTAATATTGCAAAAAAAGGAAATCTTCCTCAAGATGGAGTAGTATTTAAGTTTGATGATGTAACTTATGGTAAATCGCTTGGAAATACAAGTCATCATTTTAGAAATGGTATTGCTTATAAGATATTCAATGATTCAGTAGAAACAGAGCTATTAGATATTGAATGGACAATGGGGAAGACGGGAAGTCTATGTCCAACTGCTGTATTCAACCCTGTGAAAATAGAAGGAAGTACAGTAAATCGTGCATCACTTCATAATATTTCAATAATGAAAGAAATTTTAGATAAACCTTGGGTTGGTCAGCATATTGGTGTGTTTAAGGCAAATCTTATAATTCCACAGGTTCGATGGGCTGAACAAGGTGAACCTTTTAAGGACGGCAATGAAGAAATGTATAATGAATTAAACATTCCTGATAAATGTCCTATATGTGGTCAACCTACAAAGATTGTTAAAGAGAATAATTCAGAAGTTCTTTATTGTGCTAACGAGGACTGTAAAGGACGATTACTTGGAAAACTTACTCATGCAACATCAAAGTCGGCACTTAACATTGACGGATTATCAGAGGCAACAATCGAAAAATTCATCAATCTTGGTTGGTTGAATTCTATTAAGGATATTTATCACTTATCAGCCCACGAAAATGAAATGAAAGCTTTAGAAGGTTTTGGTAAAAGGTCTATTGAAAAACTTCTTAACTCTATTGAAGAGTCTCGTAATACAAGTCTTGAGCGTTTCCTTTACGCTTTATCTATTCCATTACTCGGCAAAACAGCAAGTAAAATGATTGCAGAAGCAGTTGATTGTGATTTTGATACATTTATTGATGAAATGACAATCAAAGGGGCAGAATACTTTAGATATTTACCTGGTGTTGGAAATACATTAATAAGCTCACTTAATGCTTATTGGAAAAATCATTATTCAGATATAATTCAGTTAGCGAATGAATTCAAATTTGAAAAACCTAACTTAATCTTAGATGAAGTTCCCAATACATTACAAGGAAAAACATTTGTTGTAACTGGTTCAGTCAATCATTATAAAAATCGTGATGAATTGAAAGCCGATATAGTTGCTCATGGTGGTACAGTTGCTGGCTCTGTAAGTTCTAAAACATCTTATCTTATCAACAATGATATAAATTCTACATCAAGTAAGAATCAAAAAGCAAAATCTTTAAACATTCCTATTATTTCAGAAGAAGAATTCCTTTCTATGATTCAGTAACACATTTTAATAGGAAGGAAGTGATTACAAATAGCATATTTAAAGGCGGGACAGTTAAAAAAATTTCTTTCTAATGTATCAGATAATTCTTATATTGCTGTAGGCACAAGGGAGAATAATGAAATAGATGAGATTAAACAAGAATCTGGCATTATAGATATAAACTTAAAGACAATAGGTTTTGATTCAGGCTCATCTAATGACTCATACGTAAAAATATATACAAAGAAATATGAAGAAAGTGGGTGTTTAAGATTCGTAAGGTAATTGATAGAATTGCAGCGAGTGTAATCCTTACATGTTCATGTGTCGTCCCCATTATGGGGATGAACAA